GCCTTCCGCCCTAGGTTTAGGAAACCATAGGGGGTTCACATCCTGCCTGGCCCAGCTAGGCAATGAGAATCCACTAAGAATCCACCTCTAACCAACTTCAGGTAAGGTAATCTTTACCATCAGTAAGAAGGAGGAGGAAACCAGCGGAAGACCTCACTGTCTAGCTTTCTCCCTAAGGGGAGAGAGATTTGAGCAGGAGCAATCCTTGCCACTAGTCACCTACCCTCGAAAGGATTCATGATCCCTTTGGAAGGAGGAATTTCACCACCCCTACGTTGATGTTGGAGTAACACAAGCTCTTAGGTTGTGTACCTTACCACCAATTTCGGATGGATTGAAAAACCACTGACAAAGTTGGTTATAATATAGATAATAGAGATACCTACCTCACCTTCCCCCAGGAAATTTATTACCTCTCAGTACCGTTTGGTACCTACTTAACCGTTCGTGCTAAGCCGCTTGGAGATATTAATATTCCACATAAGGGATTGAGTGTGTAGGATATTTGTTACCTATACTATAAATAACTTGTCAGCTTCCCGGGTGTCACTTAGACTTTTCCCGGTAGGCCTAGAAGGCATATTGTAACTGCCCAGTGAGAAAGGAAATGTCCGTTCTCTCCCCTAAGTTAGTCGCTAAATAGATAATAATATTTAGAGACCTCCTCAGGTAAGATAATAGGCATCTCCGATCCCGCTGTTGTCCTGTAGAAATCTCGTCTGAGATCTTCCAGCAGAACCTCGGGGGACACAGTTAGTTCGGAAAGATTAAACCAATCAAGTCCTTGCGGGCTTGGTGGCGTAATCACTTCCGGACTAAGTAGCTCCTCCTCAGGCTGTGCTAGAGGATCTCCCCAAGCAGCCATCAATCCTAAAGGATCATCGAGCGGATCCGTAACCTTGGTAAAGACCATCTCCGTAACTTTTGGAGGAGGCCTTAATCAAAGCTCCGGGTTCGCCTGATAATCATGCAGAATTGATGCTGCCTTGGTGACGAATGACTTCACGACAATTGCATCACCCAGAGACTCACGCAAGTGAGAATCTGGAATGGCTCTTCCCATGGACACATAATGTGCGACCAATCCATCCTCAAGAATATCGGGCGATCTAATCGCATCGATACTCCTTTGGAAAGATCGGGCAAACACTATGTACCCAGGGAGGAATGCTAGACTACCGGGTTTACTACTTAACCCTGGATATTCCTCGAAAAATCACTCCTGATAAGTTTTCATGATCAGGGGCAATTTCTCTTGGAATTTCCTAAGATCTCTTATGTATACATCTCGTTTCACCTCCAAAAGAGCTTTAGTCATCATCTTTTCAATGATTTTAGTCTCCCTTGGAAATGAGGCCGGGACAGTGTTGAACATCGATAGGGATTCTGTCAGAAATGATAGAACCTCTAAAGGTATTGCATTGCCTACTCTCTTTACAGAGAGTATGTATTCATAAACTCCATAGAGCTTGCAGATCCTCTTAGCAATTTGAGGTAATCCACAGGCACTAAGAAGCTCCGAGATCAAAGTAGTGGCTAGCTTGCCATCGGGTAGTGACCAGCCATGTGTAGCTTGGTTTGCTAAGAAATTGTGGAGAAGAGTAAAACTCCTCTTCACAGATTCAAAGCCACCAATACTAAAAGGTGTCACTTCTTGTCTTTGGATGAATCATCTCTTGGCGAATTCAAACGAATCGTAAGAAACGTGAGTCTTGGCCGCTGAGTAATCCATACCAAGTTCAAGAAGTAATCTTTTATATGACTCTGCAACATTAGAGTCAGCTATAACTACATCATCACCAAGGACTACATAAGATTTGAACATCTCACGATGTCCAATTCTAAATGCAGCCCACTGAATGATGAAGTGGTGCGTAAACGCCATGGAAGCTCAGGAAGAATACAACCCCATGGGCTGTCCAACGGAATAACGCAAAGTACCATCAGGAAACTGACGGCGCAATGTATCATTTCGAAGGGCCTCCCTGGGAATTGTCCATTCCCTACCAGTGAGCAACCGGGTCCATGCCTCAGATTTAACTGTACCATGGTAGTATGCAAATAGTGATTTTTGAAGTCACATTGGCATCCTATCAGTGGCAGCAGATAAATCTAAGGAGTAATAGGGCCCGGGGAAGACAAGAATCCTGTTGAAGCTACTCTGATCAAAGGTACAATCAGTCTCGAGACCTCTCAAAAGTGATAAATAATACTTATGATAAGGTTTCAAGACCGTTTGTGACCAATAATCACCAATAGCAACGACACGAGTCTTGCCCTCCTTGTCCCCAAAACAGGCCAGTTTTGACAGACAACAGGTAGTAGACTTGAGAGACCCAAGCAGAACTACTCTAAAGAAGTCAAACCAAGAGTTCAACCGTTCTCCGGCCAATGATTTCATGTCAGAAACCATTGTAAGCGAGAGGAACGGCAATTCTCGGAATGATGACCTTAGGGCAGGACCGTTTGGGCCGGCTTTCGTAGTAAAATGAAAGCCACCTCAAGTTACCTTCCTGCGAGGTCTAGACTTTGATCCCATCATTTTAAGGATGAGGTCCCTCTCCATCGGATCAATATGATGAAGAGTGGCTTTATCCTTAGCAATGAGAGAATCAAAATCATAGATAGGCGGTAATATAATGCCCCTAAGAGAAGATAAGACCGTAAGTATATAACGGACCTTATCCCTTTCTAGAGGCGTCATAGGAACACCTAGTTTCTCCATCTTTACTTCAGATAACCAATAAGGTCATCCAGAAGCATCGAGAGAGACACCCTCGGAGATTATCGATTGGGCGGTAAAGTACCTGAGTACAGCAGAACGAGTTAATTTCACTCGCTTTATTGTATCCCGGATACCGAACTGTTCAACCCAGATAATCACTTGTTTGAAGAACTGGTCCGAAAAGGGTTTACAGTGACTATGAGCAGCAGGTAAATATGCAGCAAGGACACACTTCGTAATGTACGAAGTGCGCCTTACACGCAATATATACTTGATGTTATTCATATATCACATGTACCTGGGGGAACCCACTGATAAAATGAGCAGGTCACTAACCTTCGGCAAGATTAGAGCGTACCCTTACG